AATATGAGTCACGCTTCCGCAACGGTGGAAAGCGAACCCACAATAATTGAAAACGTTAATTTTGGAGAAGACGAAACAAATATCACTTCTTTGCCTGTCATAGATAAATTGCAAGTCGATTGCGAAGTAGCAGGTAATAACACTTTTACATTGGGTTCATTAGCAGGAGAAAACACAGCTCCCACTTATAAAAAGGGAGCTACATCCAAGTCTGTTAATGAATTCATTGATGAAAAAGAAAGGCAATAAGAAGACTTATGAGGATTGCTCGGATATTATAAACCTAGCCATATTAAAGCAGAAGTACAAATGGCGACTTAATGCTGTTAAATGGTTTGACTTCGGTGATGTGGAGCAAATCATAAAAAGCCACATTGCTAAGAAGTGGCACATGTGGGATCAAACTAGGCCATTAGAGCCTTGGATCGGGCGGATTATTTCAAATCAGTTAAGAAACCTAATCAGGAACCATTATGGTAATTATGTGCGGCCTTGTGTAAACTGCAAGTTTGCCCGTGGCGAAGGGTGTACTAAAACTCTCAGCACAAAGCAGGACACTTCCTGTGGTTTATTCGCCAAATGGTTTAAATCTAAAAGAAACGGGTTGGAGCTTAAAATACCCTTATCAACAGAAGATTTCTCCAAAGAGATACAAAATCGAGCTTATACCAATTTTGATTTTGATGTGGCGCTTAATCGGCTAGATAAGCAGATGAAAAAAAAATTAAGCGACATTCACTATTGCGCTTACCGAATGCTTTATTTCCAAAAGAAGACGGAAGAGGACGTGGCTCGTTACATGGGGTACAAAGTATCTCCTGAAAAAAATAAACTAGGATACCGCCAAGTAAAGAACTTGAAGAAGAAGTTCCTCCATTTGGCTATAGAAATAATTAAAAATAAAGATATTATAGATGATGGAACTTTCTGAAGAACAGCAGCAATTCCTAAGAGAAAACGCAACTAAAACCCCCGATTTAATAACCCTAACCAAAAAATGTTTCGAAGATGAATCCTTGGATGGGCGGTCTAAAGAAGGGCGAGCTGTACGCAAATTCTTAGTAGAAAATTGCATAAACTACAAAACTACTGGGCGCGAAAGACTTGAGCCTATTGAATTTTCAGAACAGCAGAAAGAATTCATTTTAAAGCAAGCGGAAGACGGATTGTCCTCGTTAGAGATAGCAAAAATTGTATTTCCCAGTAAAAGGGTCAAGCCTCTCTCTAATGAGCAAAGATCTGTTTTATCTCTTATTAGAGATGTGAATCCTGATATTATTCCCTCTCAAGACGGAGCCGCGCTCACTTCATACCTTTCTCCTAAGTCTCCAAGCCGAATCATCAAAAAAATCAATGATGCCACAGGGTTGGGGTTAACAGAATCTAAGATTAACAGGCAAAAGCAAATCTGCATTGACAGGCTCCGCATTAACTTAAACAATTCTCGCTTTTTAAAAATAATTAATAATTATTTAAATGAAGAGGATAGGGTTCTTTTTGAGCATGAATTTATTCGATTAACTTGGGATAAGCCAGATTTAACCGCTGACGAGTTAAACTTGTATTTGAATGCCTGTAAAGAGGTTATTAACTTGGAGGTGGTAAGTTGCCACCTCAACAAGCTAAATGACATGTTTGACATCGCTGATGACCAAACAGAAATGAGCGTAAGGTTGGCCGAGATAATAAAAGCGAAATCTCAGGAATATCATCAATGCGAGAGCAGAATTGAGAATTTAACGAAAAAGCTTCAAGGTGATCGTGCGGAACGAATGAAAAAGAATAGTAGGGAGACTGCTTCCTTTCTGTCTATCGTTCAACTCTTTCAAGAGGAGGAGGAAAGAAAGATCATGGTTCGTATAGCTGAAATGCAAAAAGAAGCCATTGAACAAGAAGCCGAGCGGTTGGAAGGAATGGTTGAGTGGAAAGCGCGGGTTTTAGGAATATCGAAAGAAGATGTCATATAGCTGTAAAGAATGCGAAGAATCTTTTAATTCTTTAAGAAGTCTCCATGCTCACATAAAAAAGCATGGACTGTATGTGGGCGACTACTACGTAAAGAACTTTAACAAAAAAGATAAACTCACCAAAGAGCTTATCCCTTTTAAAAAATACGATCAGTATATAAATACCGACTTCCTCAATGCCGCCAATATGAGGAAGTGGTGCGAAACCGCCCCACGTAAAGAGGTAAAAGAATACATAATAAACAAATTTAAGCAGAGAGCATTAGATAAAGAACTATCTGGCGCACCTCCTTGTACTTACTTGGAAACGGCGGCGATGCCCACTATAGACGTATGCAAAGAAGTCTTCGGTAGTTACACCGACGCTTGCGAACAATTTGGTATGTCGCCGATGCTCTCACGGCAACTGCCCAGTCAATTTCACAAAAATTATAAAAATACCACAATCCTCGTAGATACGAGAGAGCAGCAGCCGTTAAAATTTAAAAATAGTGAGATGCTAAAACTTGATGTGGGAGATTACGCTGTAAAAGGTGAAAATTTTGACTACACTTTTGTAGATCGCAAAACTTACCAGGATTTTTGCTCCACGGTCACACATGGCTACAATAGGTTTATAAAAGAAATAGAAAGATGCAAAAGCTTGGAGTCTTTTTTATTCGTGGTGGTGGAAGCTCCCTTCGATGAAATGGAGGATCAAAATAAAAGTAATTATAAAAAATTTAAATTAGACTATGTGTTTCATCAGATGAGGGAAATACAAGCTCGGTATTCAGATTATTGTCAATTTGTCTTTAGTGGGTCGCGGGAATATAGCATTGAATTAATTCCGAAAATTCTTGTTTTAGGAAAAAAGCTATGGCGCGTAGATCTTCAATACTTTTGGAATAAACACATAATAAAAAATGGCTTGGGAAACAGGAAAACAAAAACTAAAAAGAGAATTCAAAGATATAAACCAGTTGTTACTGGAAAAAGAGGGATATTTAGATGACAGTGAAGCAAAGATATTGCTTTATAAGTTTCTTAGAGAGAACCCCTCATTTGCCACTGAACTGTTTACAGGAGTAAAGCTATTCCCTTTTCAACACATGGCTATAAAAGCCATGATGGAGTCAGACTACTTTTTGGGCATATGGAGTCGAGGAATGTCCAAAAGCTTCTCTACGGCCATTTTCGCGCTCTTAGATGCTATTCTACATCAAGGAGTGCAGATAGGAATATTATCTAAGTCATTTAGACAATCTAAGATGATATTTAAAAAAATCGAAGATATTGCTAAAAGTCCCAAGGCTACATTTTTTGCTCAATGTATTACTCGGACATCTAAGATGAATGACGAATGGGTTATGGAAATAGGCCAGAGCAGCATCAGAGCGTTGCCATTAGGTGATGGTGAAAAGTTGAGAGGTTTCCGTTTTCAAAGAATGATTATTGATGAGTTATTATTGATGCCTCAAAAAATATTTAATGAGGTTATTATGCCCTTTCTTTCCGTAGTGAGCAATCCAACAGAAAGGCAAGAGGTTTACGATTTAGAAACACAAATGATAAAGAAAGGGAAGATGACCGAAAGCGAAAGAAAAAGGTGGCCTAATAACAAAATTATTGGTTTATCTTCTGCCTCCTACAAATTTGAGTATCTTTATAAACTTTATCAACAATATGAAAATTTAATACTAAATGAAAATACTCAGGATGGAGCACATAGGACAATCATGCATTTTAGTTATGATTGCGCCCCAAAACAGCTTTATGATCAAAACCTAATAAATCAATCTAAGGCGACCATGAGCGACTCTCAATTTGATAGGGAGTTTAGGGCAGTTTTCACCGACGATAGTTCTGGATACTTTAAAGTCAGTAAAATGGCGGAATGCACTCTTCCTGATGGGGAGGGTCAATCTGTGGAGGTTGTAGGCAACCATAATGATGAATACATATTAGCCTTTGATCCCTCTTGGTCTGAAAGCGAAAGCTCGGATGATTTTGCTATGTTGCTTATTAAATTAAACAAAGACCTTAGAAAAGGAACTGTTGTCCATAGTTATGGATTGTCAGGGGCAAATTTAAAAACTCATATAAAGTACATGGCTTATTTATTAAATCATTTCAATATAGTCGCTGTAGTAGGTGATTATAACGGAGGAGTACAATTTATGAACTCGTGTAATGAAAGCACTATTTTTAAAGATTTTAATTTAAAATTAGAAACAATTGAAGCCGATCTAGATAAACCTGCCGATTACCAAAAGAATTTAAGAAAGCTTAAGAATCAATATAATAAAAAATCTAAGAAATTTGTGTTTTTAAGAAAGCCCAGTTCGCCATGGATTAGAGCCGCAAATGAGTCCCTTCAATCATCCTTTGACCGCAAAAAAATATTTTTCGCTGGGGCAGCTATGAATGATGATTACAACATACAAAGAAAGGCTAATGTGCCTATTAAGGGTTTAAAGTTCATAAGGAGCGATAATAACCAGAGCGGGTCGGCGGGAGCCAGAATGATTGATTTAGTGGAACATCAAAAAGACATGATGGATCTAATAAAAGTGCAATGCGCTTTAGTTCAGATAACAACTTCAGCACAAGGGACTCAAAGTTTTGATTTGCCTCCAAACCTTAGAAGACAAAAAGGCGCGGATAAAGCAAGAAAAGATTCGTACTCTGCTTTGTTGTTGGGGAATTGG